AATGAATCGCCTCCCCGAACTCTATCACGTATTGGCCGGATTTATCATACCCGACCGACGCGGTATAGAGAATCGTACGGTCCCCACCATTGGTAAACGCGGGGTCACACCCCGCGATGTTTACCGGAGAACTGGCCCAGTCCACCTTATTCATGGCCCCGCAGGTAGCCAACTCAGATTCGCTGTAGATTCCGGTGGTTTCATCCGAATCAAAAAAAACCGCGCGTACCATCCGCATATAACCCCGCGATTCGACCCCCAATAGAGCCTTATCCTCATCGAGTTTTTCCTGTGTCGGTAGCCATGGATACAGGGTCTCCCCCGCCATAATATTAGGGGACCGCTCCCCGTCCAACCGCAGGTAATGCCCGCCCCACTTTGTCTCCCAGTTATCGTATGTGTTAGTATCCACCGAATCCCACCCCCCTTTGGGCTGAGACCAGATACCAAAAGCGTCAAACCGGCTATTCGGGTTCGACATCCCAATGAGTTGAAATTCTGGGTTCTTGGAAAGGTTGGTCAGGCCCGCGTTCAGGATGGCTTCGCTGAGTTCCGCGAGTTCGTCCGCAATACAGATCACGCGCCGCTGCTTGATCCCGATGAATTTGCCGACTGCTTCCCTCGTCTTGGATTTTTCAGCAGAGATAAGACTAAGCCCTGCCCGTTCAATGAGCGTGCCCTTCTCGTCGATGTATGCAGCGTTTCCTATAGAGTCCCGGATTTTAATCGGGGCTCCTTCAATAACAGTAAGCAAAGACATCACCGACCCCCAGATTCGTTTACGCGCCTCGCGCAACGTGGTGGATGTCATCAGGACCAACGTGTCTTTGGGTTGGGAAAGCCAGTTTACGATTCCCCATGCCGCCATAGTGTGGGACTTACCGGATGAGGCGGACCCGCCGATTGCCAGATACTTATGTTCAATAGCACCTCGAATCATTTCTTCCGCCCACGTATGTTTCACCATCAATTGTTCCGGTAAATCTTCGTGATTCCATAGTTCGTCACAAACCCTCCAAAAATAATATTCTTTTGCCTTGGCGTGAGTGTGGTGGGCAAACCCATAAAGTAGAGCCGTTATTAAACTCGTAGGTGGAAGCAATAACCCACCTACGTCCAGCTTCTTGGTCTCTGGATCAATCACGGGTTCTAGTATCTGCTTGAAGGACTTCTTCTTTGCCGCCATAATCAATCCATAAAAGTAAGGACTGTTCCTATGAGTGACAACCCCAAAGACGAACTAAAGCGCAGAGCTTTAGAGATGCACAATAAGAACTACAGGATGAATGTCATAGCGCGGGAACTCGGAGTCCACGCAGGTACAGTGCGGAGATGGTTCAAGGCGGCGGGGCTCCCACCTAGGAAGGGTGGCAATGTCCCCCACGAACCGGCTGTCGAAAATGAGCCCCCCACAGATCAACTTGCTGCCGACCTTGACGGGGAACTTCACAACATGACAGACGATGCCATCCTCTGTGCTCAACATGACGCTAGAAAAGATGAGGATAAAACCATGATGGAAATAGCCGAGCGGCAATCCTCCCCCGCAGATAAATACCAGCATTACATAGCTGCCGCGGGGATCAAACTCCTGCGGGACAGTGTAACTCACCTACGGGGGCCTAAAACCGTACGAGAACTCTCGGAACTGGATCAGCTAATCCGACGCAACCTCGGGCTCCATGCCAAAGGAGGTGGGGCCAGCACCATGCAGATCGACATCTCTATCCTTAACAATGCCAAGGCAGACCGCGGGCGGGGGGCCATAAGGCCCAAGAAAGTCATAGATATTAACCCAGACAATGATTAACAACTTTGATGACTTCGATGGAGGGCGAATGGGTGACCTATCTTTTGATAGGAGCGCATTTATAGGCCCCCCGTCTAAGAAAATCAAATCCCCGGACATCCCATTCATCCTTCTACCCGAGTTACACGACGCCTTGATAGGGATTATAGAAGGGGCGGATACACACCCGCGGGCCTGCTACAGCATAGACATGGTCAAAACCATTCTGCGTGAAAAACACAACTTGTCAGAAAAGCTGGCACTAGAAGCTATGAGCGAACTGATCAAAACGTACTTAGGCCCTTCGACGCCCTGCTTTCTGGATACTAGTATCCTTGGGGATGAGTAAACTGTTCCAGAATAAAGTCAAAGAGGAGCAGCCCGTCGCAATGGTGCGGGTACAGCTCCCCGATATTGATGACTTCACGTTCAAACGGGTGCCCCTTGTAGGTCACTTTTATCGAGTGATACCAAAGACGGGGAAAGAAGTGGCTTTCCTAAGGTGCTCACAGAAAGATCTAGAGTTTTTCGTTCCTGAGACTGGTAATGGTTTGCTTGTCTCGGCTAGACTGATAGACCAGTTTAGATAACGAATGATCGTAGGGGTAGATAACGGTTTGGATGGGGGCCTTTGTGCCATCTCAAAACACAGCGGCTCTATAATAGACAAGATCCCAATGCCCTGTCTCCAACGCTCCAAGAAGCGGGAGATAGACATCCGCAAGATCAACAACTGGTTGACCGAATTGTGCACCCCATTTGAACTGGCCATCGAAGAGCCCCTAGCCCATGCCAAAAGCTCACAAGCTGTACGCTCAATGGCGATTAGCTTCGGGAAGCTGTTGGGAATGGCTGAGTCCCATGACTATGCCGTCAAGCGGGTCAGCGTCCATAAATGGCAGAAGCACATACTGGGGAACACCATCAAAGGTAAGACAAAGGAGGCCGCGCTTTTCGTGGCTGAAGAGAAGGCCCCTCAAGAAAACTGGCTCAAGAACAAGCGATGCCGCACCCCCCACGACGGGATGATCGACGCCTACCTGATTGCCCTCTACATCCGTGGAAAAGAAATTAAAGAATTTTCTTGTTGAGGCTGAAAGATCTGGTAAATAGCCCGTGTGAAAACACTCTACACACCGCAACAAGGAGCTGCAGACTTCTTTATCAACCTGCTAGCCAGACGTATAAACACCTTGGACGGTTCCAGCACGGGATGCGGTAAAACCGTGGTCGCCTGTTACATCGCGAAGATGCTGGGGTTCCCCGTCGCAGTGATCTGCCCCAAGGCAGTCATTACCAGCTGGGAACGTGAGCTTGAGGAGTTCGGTATTGACCCCGTATTTGTCCTCAACTACGAAAAAATACGCACCGGCAACACAAAATTCATGAGCCGGAAGGGAAAGAAAATTTTCAAGTGGCACTTACCGCGGAACACTTTCGTACTAATGGACGAGATCCACAAAGCTAAAGGCCCCTTCACGCTTAACGCCCAACTATTGATTTCCCTAGTCCTGCAGAAATTCAGGGTCCACGGGATGTCCGCCACCGCCAGTGAGACTCCTGTAGAGATGAGGGCACTGGGCTTCTGCCTCGGGCTCCACTCTCTCAACAAAGATGTGTTCCCCCTCCAGAACTGGTTTAAGTGGATGCGTAAAAAGGGATGCTTCAAAGACCAATGGAACAACTGGAAGCTATTGAGACGGAGCGCCCTCAAGGAACTACACGCAGAGATGTATGGACAATGTGCGCGCAGACTAACTGTTAAAGACTTCCCCGACTCGTTCCGTGGCAACATGGTTTTCGTGGAGCCCATTGACTTCAAGGACTCAAATAAGATCTTCGATGCTTACGACGAGTTGGGAATAACTCCAGATATCATCACAGACTATATTGAACATGGCACCGTAGCCAACAGCGAACACCTGATTGTAAACCTAGGCAGGGCTCGCCAACTCGCGGAGTCCTTCAAAGTCCCAGAAATGGCGGACACAGCCGACTACCTGATTCACGAAGGAAACAGCCTTGTTATTTTTGTGAACTACAAAGACACCGTAGACGCCCTGTGTGGGCTGCTTCAATGCGGTAGGATAGAAGGCGGGCAGTCAGCCCAAGAACGGCAAAAAGTTATCGACGATTTCCAAGCGGATAAAACGCATTGTATCGTAGCTAATATAGCCGCAGGAGGGTTGGGTATCTCTCTCCACGACACCCACGGTAACAGACCACGAATTTCACTGATCAGCCCTACTTTCGATGCTAAAAGCTACCTGCAAACCTTAGGCCGAATCCACCGGAACGGGGCTAAGAGTGACGCCATTCAAAAGATTCTAGTCGCGGCGGGGACCGTCGAGGAAGCCGTCATGGCTTCCGTACAACGGAAAGCTCTAAACATAGCGGAACTACACGGAGTTTGAACAACTTCATACTAACCAAAAACCAAACCATGAAATACGACCAATACGCGAAAGCAGCAAAAATCTTGAGGCCGATGAAAAAACGCCTACTCGATATTGCAAACAAAAGTAAACTGCCGACCACAAGGGTCCAACAGTGCCGCCTACTAAAATCAACCAGAGAAAATATAGATAAACTTATGTTCCTTATGGATGATGGACTTTGGGCAGACAATCCTGAAGGAGACCGCACAAAAGAAACCTTTGATCCCAAGAAACCAAACGATTTATTTTTCTAATGTCCATTCTCCACTCCTAAACTGCCATGAACAGTGAATACCTTGAATCCTTGAGGGCACATGTAAGCTATTGTGAGAGGCGTGACACACCAGCCTCCTTTCCGGCGAAGGCCCGAGAGAGATTATCAAATGACGAGGAGATGCATGACAACCAGCTTGCCCAGTTCGGGGCGGCTTGCAATATCCTGCCATCCTCCACCCCCCAACGCTTGGGGTTCCATGCGCGGAAGAGTGGCAAGTGAAAAAGAATTAACAACACATACAACCAACAAATGAACAAGAATAGCCCAGACCACAGCTCGCGCGGCCACGCTGAATTCAGCCCCTCCAGCCTCAAGTACTTGGCAGGTTGTGGGGGCTACCACGGCAGGGACGGCACAAACGCCGCCGCTGAAATGGGTACCCGCATCCACGAAGCCTTGGAAGTACACGATCCTTCGGCTCTGCATAACGAAGAAGAACTATCCATTTATGAGCAGATCGTTGAGATGGAGGGTGCATTCATGGGGAATTTTCCACCTGTTATCGAAGAGCACAACGAGATCCAAGTCGACGTTGAACTGGATGGGACAGGAACATGGGGAACCTGCGACAGGTTCCTCATCCTTGAGTCAGGTGAAGCCGTAATGGCAGACTACAAAACAGGGATAAGTATCATCGACCCACCCGACAAGAACTGGCAAGCGAAAGCTTATGCGGTCGGAGCTTTCCAGAAGTTCCCCGACATAGAGAAAATAGTATTCGTGTTCTATGTACCCAAGCACAACGCAAGTCTTCACCACACATTTAACCGAACGGACGTCGACGGTATTGTAGCCGAGCTAAGTGACGTTATTAAAAAAGCCGAGAAGACCCGCCCCAAGTGGGATTCGGGAACCCCTAGTCTGGGTGACCTGACCCCCAACGTGAACTGTCGCTTCTGCCGCTATGAAGATTCCTGCCCCGCCCTCGGTGGGCTGGTTATCGAGGTTGCCAAGAAGATCAACCCCCAGCTACCGGACGTAGATATCGAAGGCACGGAAGATCCTGAGATTGTAGAACAACTGTGGGCCATTGCTAAAATCGTCTCCAACTGGGCAGACCGCTTCAAAAAGAAGGCGGTAGCCCTAGCCAAGGATGGCACCGAGTTCCCCTCTCTTAAACTGAAGAGTATGGGAGCATCACGACGCATCATGGACAACGAAAGCCTCTTGGAAGTAGCGTCTGAATTTGGAGTGAGTGCTGAAGATGTGCTGAAACACGCAAATATTCCTCTAGCGAAACTCGCTAAGGCCGTGGGCGATACGGCTGAAAAAGGAGGGAAGAGAAAATTATCTGACAATTTCGTTGACGCCTGCGAAGACGCAGGCATTATCGAAACCTCAGACCCGCGGTATACTTTATCGTAGGTTGTAACCAAGAACCAAAAACGTAACCATGAGTAACGAAACTACGGCTCTCGCAGCCGCACCTAAAGGAGGGATGATCCCTAACGAAGCTGGCTTCGTCATCGACGCCTCGGATATTGATATCCCCCGCTTGAACATCGTCCAAAAGACGAGTGACATTGACGCGCCCTTCGGGAGTGCCGTCCTCGATAAGAAGCATATTCTGCTGCCCCCGGAAGAGCCTACGGAAGTATCCGTGCTCGCCGCAACAAAGGGCTGGCGTGAAGATGTACCCTTTGAAGAGGACGCGATGCCCCAAATCGCATACACCGAGGAGGTACGGGCGAAGCTCGCGGAATCCTCGGAGTATAACCTGCTTGAATTCGCAGAGATCACTCTGTTGTTCAAGCAGCCTAAGGACGATAAAAATGACGGGGCTTACCCGTTCACCATCGGGAAGCACCGATACGCCCTCGGGAAAATCAATGTGGCAAAGGACGCCTACCGGCAGACCTTCAAGCGTCTGGCTACTTATGCAGCCTTCAACCGAGACAAAAACCTCGGGGAAGTTCTGTGGAACTTTGAGTCCTGCCCCATCACTAGGGGTAAGTATAGCTGGTTCGCACCCATGCTCACCGTGTCTCAGAACGCGCCCGACAAGGCCGTGGCTGAGTGGATCGCAGACTTCAACGCACGCTAGTCATGTCTGGAGAACCTACAGATCCTACGATTCCTATCCTCACTGGCGAGGCTAAGATGCTCACAGATATGATTACCAAGCTGGACGAACAGCTTGCGGAAGTCGCAATCAACCGCCTCAAACTGGTCACAGTGAGAGACGCCTTGGTATCGACCCTTGGCATTGACGTTGAGCAACTGGAGCTTCCACTCCCCATGCCCGTGGCGGAAGACGAACCGGATAGTAAAACGGACGATGGCTTGGAAGAAGCCATTCATTACTACGTGGATACTCCCGACGCAGAAAAAGTCTCTCCCTAGGAGAATAAAGAGGGCATATGGAATTGCGGCGGGGTGTTGCAGCTCTGGTTAGTAATGTGTCCTGTCCAGTAACCGCATAAAACTGGATGCCCTCTTTGCTTAACCCCCACTGGCGATTAGTCTGTGGTTTTCTTATCGCTGGTGGGGGCTTTCCTTTATCAAAATGTATACCTATGCTCTCGATTACGAAACCTACTACGACAAGAGTTGTAGTATTCGGACCCTCGGCCCCCTTGGATACTTCTCCCACCCCGACTTCGATGCTTACATGGTGTCCGTGGTCGGAACAGACGGGACATCTTTTGTGGGGAGCCCTAAAGATTTTAACTGGAGCCTCCTCAACGGGAGCGTCGTCCTAAGTCACAACGCATCATTTGATGAAACCCTATATCTATATGGAACGGCCCGCGGCTGGTGGCCGAAAATCTCCCCCGCCGCGTGGCATTGTACCGCAGATATGGCGGTGTATGTGCGGCTTCCTCGGGCGCTTAAGGGAGCGGCTGGCGAGGCTTTTGGACTGACCGTAGACAAAAGCACCCGCGACAATATGAGCGGGAAACGGTGGGAGGAAATGACTGACGAGTTCCGTAAGGAAGTCAGTGACTACGCCTTGCAGGATGCACAACTATGCTTGGACTTATGGGATACGCACCATCAAAACTGGCCCGAGCATGAAAAAGCAATCAGTGTGCTTAACCGGCGGATCACCCAGCGGGGACTCCCCATCGACGCGGAGCTGCTTAAATCTCAACTTGAGGTAATAAACAGTAAGCTATTTGAAGCCGAGGAAGCTATCCCGTGGATGGGGAACGCACCTCTGTTGAGCCGAAAGGCTTTCGATGACCAATGTCGAGCCGTGGGTATTGAACCTCCGGGTAGCCTTGCCGCTACAGACGAAGACGCACAGAAGTGGATAGACTACCACGGTAAGAAACACGCATGGATTGACGCAGTTCGTAGTTGGCGCAGGATCAACGCACTCAAGAAAAAGATAGAGAGCTTCGACTTCGCCACCATGCCTGATGGGCGTTACTACGGCGGGATCATGTACTTCGGGGCGCACACAGGGCGTTTCAGTGGGGGCGGGGGTAACCTCAACCTGCAGAACCTCCCACGGGAAGAGATGTTCGGGGTCAATCTTAGGAATCTCATCTCAACTAAACCGGACAAGAGACTTATCGTAGCGGACCTAAGTCAGATTGAGGTGCGTACACTCTGCTGGCTGGCCGAGGATAAAAAAATGCTGGGGGAGATCGAGGGGTCTGATGACATTTATGAAGCTTTTGCCATCCGGTTCGGGCAGTGGGACAAAGAGAAAGGCTCCCTTAAACAAGACCCGAAACTACGCCACAAAATTAAGGCGATGGTCCTTGGGTGTGGCTATGGGGCCGGTAAA